GGTCACATCGCCTTCCAGTGCCTCCGCCTTCCACGGGTGCTTGCCGCCTGCGTCTGCCTTGTTGCGGCGCAGAATGGTGCCTTCAATGGTCGGCGTGGAGAAGGTAATGCTGTCGCCCTTGGTGGCAAGGTTCGTCGCCGGAATACCGAATTTCACTCGGTACAGCCAGTAATACTTGTACTTGCCGTTGGATTTCTTGGCGCGGAAGCCCACCGCCACAGGGTCGCCGCCGTCCTCGGATGCAGAAATCAGCACCTTGTTCTTGTCAATAGTCGCACCCGTGAGGTCGGATGCCGCCGCAGAGCCGATATCGTCAATGCCGAGGGAGAGTGTGCCGGATTTGAATTCCTTCACGATCTCCGAAGCGCCGTCATCGGCATAGAGCGTTGCTTCTGCCAGTTCCACCGAAAGGTCAGCGGAGATGGCTTTGGCAAGCTGGGACGGCGTACCGTAGGTTTCCTCACCGGCATCGTTCTCGGTGATTTTTGCGTAATACAGTCTGTCAAGACCGATAGTCGCCATAACTTATTCCTCCAGTTCGTAGATTTGCGCCACGTCAATGGCGTAGTGATGATAGCCGGTCTCGGTCTCAAAGCCGATGTACCGGCGGTCGGTAATATAAAAATCTGCACCCAGCAAGGCACGGACGAGTGCATTTTTCAGTTTGGTGTAGCTGCCCTTTGTGAAGAGGGACAGCCGTGCCTCCTGCGTTTCGCAGCCGGGAGCGTTGTCGGCGTGAAGCTCGAAGTTGTCCGACAGCGGCGTGATGACCAAATAGGTGTTCGGGGCTTTGCCGGAAAACACACCCGTTTCCACGGACACGCCGCAGTTTTCGGCGATGACTTGTAATTCGGATAGCAGGCTCACAGCTTTTCCACCTCCTCATCCAGTGCCTTGGTCATGGCATCGATGCACTCCCGTCGAGATGCCGTTTTCGCAGGTTTCAGAAACGGTTTTGCAGGCTGACCGTGCTTGCCATATTCAAGAATGTTGGCAAGTTTGGCGTTGCTGCCGCCGTCCGAGCGAGGCTCTGCAAAGCCGACCTTGATGTCGTGGTTGCCGTCCCGGTTCAGCTTGGAGGGAGAAAGACCGAGCGCACCTTCCAGTTCGCCCGTGGTACGGGATTTGAACTTTGTCCCTCTGCCGATGACAGAGGAGAGATTGCTCTTGACCTTCTTCAGCACCACCTCGCCACCGGCCTGCAGGACGGTATCCGCCACGCTGTCAAAGTTGCTGCCGAGCCTGGATATCTTTAGAAGGAAATCCTCCGGCATTTTCATGTCGCACTTAGCCAACGGTCGGCACCTCCTTCTTTGCCAGCAACTCAATGTACATCCCACGCCCCTTTACATCCTCCACGGACACAATGTCGTAGCGACAGTCATCGCAGATGAGAAACTGGTCGGTAGTGACCGTCAGCCCAGGAATACATCGAAAGCGGAACAGGTCGGTCGCTTCGCTGAATGCGGCGAGGTTCGCCCAGCGCTGAGAGCCATGCCGACCTTCCCGGTACACACGGACGGAAGCGAGGACTTCATCCTCGGAATGGGTGAAGCCTTCGCTGTCCTTGATTTGACGGGCTTCTACGATGTCGGCAAAGCCGTTCATTTTCCCAAAACTCATACCTGCCACCGCCTATCCAAGCGGAGCAGCAGATTGACCGTGTTCCACACCTGTTGTGCCGCTCCGGTGTTATCCGCAAAGAAGCCGCCCGTGCTGCCGTCCCGGCTTTCGTAGAAGTGGGACGACAGCATGATGACGGCTTGCTCTGTGGTGGGTTCTCCGTGTAATAGCCCTCCGGGATGTGCTGGTAGCTTTCGGCGTAAGAAACAGCGGCGGTGATGTAGCTTTTTAGCAAGGCATCATCCGCCGTGTGTTCCAGTATGAGGTTGGCTTTCACTTTGGAAAGAAGCTCGTCCATCACCGCCGCCTCCTTCCTTATTCGGTTTTCAGCTTGAGGATCTGAACGGCTTCGGGGAGAATGAGTTTGCCGTCCACACGTTCCTTAGCCACGAAACCGATCATACCGTTGCCCGCGAACAGCTCGTTGAGCTGCTTGAAGGAACGGGTGCCGCGGTCGCCGATGTTGTAGTAGCTGTAATCGCCGAACGCAATAGCATTCTCCGGAGCATACGCAGAGGTATGAACCGTGTAGCCGAGAATGCGGTCCGGTTCGCCTGCCTGATAGGAAGGCTGCCAGATATACGCACCGTTGTTGTCCTTCAGCTTGCGGATCTGCGCGATAGTCTTGTCGTTCATGATGAAAGAGGCAGACTTGCGGTAGGGACGCTTCAGCGCATGGATGAGGGTGATGAGGTCATCGCTCTTGAGTGCCGCAGTAAGCGTTTCTGCCACATGACCGCCGCCGGTCTCCGCAAACAGACCGAGGGGCTGACCGACACCGGTACCGTTGAGGAATGCGTCCTCCTCGGCATTGGCAAGTGCCTTGCCGAACTCGGTGAGAATGTAATCCTCCAGCTTGAACGCATTGTCGTAGAGCAGTTCCTCGGTCACCTTGATGGCAACATGGAGCTTGTGCGCGTCCAGAAGGATCTGTGCAAAGGTTGCGTCACCGAAAGAGAGTGCACCGCCTTCCTCAATCCACGCAGCGGCAGGCGCAGTCGCTGCAATGTTGATCTTATGCTCACCGGATGTGGTGATGGTGTGACCGAGCTTTCGCATGATGTTTTCCTCGGAAAGCGTCTGAATAAGGCGGGAATCATACTCCTCGGGTACGAGGTAGCCGCCGTCAGCGTCAACACCCTCGCGAAGGACATCGCTCACCTGGTGGAAGTTGCTGCGAAGGGCGGTAAGCATTCCGGTGCGGTAGGCGTCGGAAGCACGACCGGTCTTGGGCTTCTCGTCAGCGGTGGACTTGCCGTTCATGGGCTTCTCGGTGATGGGAGAGGAAGTGGGTCTGTTCAGCTGCGCTTCCATTGCGGACATGGCTTCCATGCGCTCAATCTCGGCGCCGTAGTCCTGCACCTTCTTTTCCATCTGAGCATAGGTCTTGGCATCCTCTTCGGAAAGAAGGCCGTCCTTGTCGCGCTTGGTTTCCACAAATGCCTTTGCAGCGTTCCAAGCCTGGTTGCGCTTTTCACGCAGTTCGTTGATAGTCATATTGAATTACCTCCAGTTTTTAATGAGATTGAGCCGATCCATAAGGTCATCGGCTTTTTGTGTACGGTTGGATTTCGGGGTGATGGCGCATTTTGCGGCGATCTTCTCCATGAGAGAGTTCACCACATTCGCCTTGGAATACAGCATGGAAACGGCAGGCGTGGGTACCTCTTCGGATTCCGAGTTTCTCTGCATGATTTCGTCCGCAAAGCCGAGTTCTACAGCCTTGTTTGCGTCCATCCAAGTTTCGGCATCCATGAGGTGCGAGAGCTTGGCACGGGAAAGCCCCGTCTTGATCTCATAGGCGTTGATGATGGAATCCTTCACGCTTGAGAGCATTTCGATGGCTTTCTGCATCTCGTCCGAATTGCCGAATGCCGCCGTCATGGGGTTGTGGATCATAAGCATGGACACCGGGGATACCAGCACCTTCGTGCCTGCCATAGCGATGACGGACGCTGCGGATGCGGCAATCCCATCGATTTTCACGGTCACATCACCCTTGTAATCCATGAGCATATTGTAGATTTGCGCTGCAGCCACGCAGTCGCCGCCGGGGCTGTTGATCCAGACAGTGATGTCGCCGGAGCCCGCCATCAATTCGTCCTTGAAAAGCTGCGGGGTGACATCATCGTCAAACCAGCTTTCCTCGGCGATGGTCCCGTTCAGAAACAGCGTTCTCTCCTGAACCTGCTCCTGTGTCTCCTGATTGGTCACCGTTCGGGTCTTCCAATTCCAGAATTTCTTCATCGGATTTTTCCTCCTTTCCGTCATCGGTAGGTGTATTTGCAAAAGCCCCGGCATTTTTCAGCGGGAGCATATTGCCGTTAATGAGGTACAAATCGCCGCCATCCTCTGCCGGGATACGGTCGAGGTTTTCCAACTCTCGGATGTCGTTGGCGGACATCCAGCCGTTCTGCCGCCCGATGGCGTACCCGTTCATGCGGCTTTGGTAATCGCCGCGAAGCAGACCTTCCAGATTGAACTTCACGAAATACGCGGTTTTTTCGTCCTTCGACAGGAGCGTTCGCTGAATGGACTGTTCCCAGCGGATGACCCAGGGGTCAAGGGTGTATTTCACGAACTCCAAGGACTGCTGCTCAATATTAGAAAAGCTCGACTTTTCCAGGTCGCCAACCATGTGGGGCGGCACTCGGAAAATTCGAGCAATCTCATTGATTTGGAATTTTCGTGTTTCGAGGAACTGCGCCTGCTCCGGCGAGATGCCGATGGGCGTATATTTCATGCCTTCCTCCAGCACGGCGATCTTATTTGCGTTTCCGCTGCCGCCGAAGGTGGACTGCCAGCTCTCCCGCACACGCTGTGGGTCTTTGATCGTGCCGGGGTGTTCCAGCACACCGCCAGGAGCGGCTCCGTTAGCGAAGAATTTTGCGCCGTACTCCTCGCAGGCGATAGCCATGCCGATGGCGTTCTTTGCCATAGCGATGGGACTGTAGCCCACCAGACCATCAAAGCCCAAGCCGGGAATATGCAGTACATCCGAGGGATGAAGCGTCACAGCGAACTCCTTGTTCTTGATGGCTTCGTCCGTGCCACGGTAATAGGTGTAATACAAATGCCCATTTTCATCTCTGTCCACCGACATCTTGTTCGGCATGAGGGGATACAGTGCAATGATCTCATTCTTGCCGTTGCGGATGATCTGTGCATAGGCATTGCCCCACAGGAGCAGGTGCGTCATAAGCGTTTCCCGGAACACGAAAGAACTCATCTCCGGGTTCGGCTCATCATGGAGCAAGCGGTAGAGCGGATGGTCGAGCGCCATCGCCTTGCCGCCGCTGTCCGTGTATTTGTATAGGTGCAGCGGCAGCCCCGCCACAGCCTCCGATAGAATTCGAACGCAGGAATACACGGCGGTCATCTGCATGGCGGAGCGTTCCGTCACCGCTTTGCCGGAAGTCGTGCCGCCCATAAAAAAGGCGTAGTTGCTGCCAGCTGTGCGGTTTTGAGGCTTGTCCCTGGATTTGAACAGCCCTGAAAAGATACCCATAGTAAAACTCCCTTCATATAAACAAAATGCCTCGGTTATCATAAACCGAAGCACCATTATCGTTTCCACAGCGTATAGCTCTGTCAAGTGCCATAATGGTCGCTACGGCGCCGTCGATTTTCTCTGTGGATTTCTCTTTGTCCGGCTTGATGTTTCCGGCAGGGTCGGTGCGGATGAAAATGTTGTCCATCATCCAGCGGAGGACAGGATGCCCGCCGTGGGCAATGCGCTGTTCCAGCACCAGTTTCATCAGCTCCTTGGTGGGCGGGGACATATCCTTGAAGCCCTGTCCGAAAGGAACGACCGTGAAGCCCATGCCCTCAAGGTTCTGCACCATCTGCACAGCGCCCCAACGGTCGAAGGCAATTTCTCGAATATTAAAACGCTCACCCAGGCTCTCGATGAACTTCTCGATGTAGCCGTAATGAACAACATTACCCTCAGTGGTCTGTAAAAAGCCTTGCCGCTCCCATACATCGTATGGCACATGGTCGCGCCGGACTCGGAGTTCCAGGTTGTCCTCCGGTATCCAGAAGTACGGCAGGATGATGTACTTGTCATTCTCATCTTCCGGCGGGAACACAAGCACGAATGCCGTAATATCCGTAGTGGACGAGAGGTCAAGGCCGCCGTAGCAGACACGGTCTTCCAGATCGTCCTCGCTGACGGCAAACTCGCATTTATCCCACTTGTCCATTGGCATCCAACGCACTGCCTGCTTGACCCATTGATTCAAACGAAGCTGTCGGAAGGCGTTCTCCTCGCCGGGGTTCTGCTTGGCAGACTCGCAAGCGTCTTTGACCTTGTCGATGCCGACCGTGATGCCGAGGGAGGGATTGGCTTTCTTCCAAACCTTCGGGTCCGTCCAATCGTCCGATTCCTCCGCACCGTAGATGACGGGATAGAAGGTGTGGTCGATCTTGCGTCCCTCGATGATGTCCTTTGCCTTCTGGTGGATCTCATAGCAGATGGACTTCGTATCATTGCCGGCCGTGGTAATGAGAAAATACAGCGGCTGCATACGGGCATCGCCGGAGCCTTTGGTCATGACATCAAAGAGTTTGCGGTTGGGCTGGGTGTGCAGCTCGTCGAATACCACACCGTGTGTATTGAAGCCGTGCTTGTTGCCGACATCGGCGGAGAGCACCTGGTAGATACTACCCGTTGGCTGATAAATGAGCCGCTTCTGGGAATCCAGTATCTTGACCCGCTTGGAGAGCGCAGGACACATCCGCACCATGTCAGCCGCCACATTGAAAACGATGGATGCTTGCTGACGGTCGGCGGCACAGCCGTAGACCTCGGCGCGTTCCTCTCCGTCACCGCAGGTGAGCAGAAGTGCCACGGCAGCGGCAAGTTCCGATTTGCCTTGCTTCTTGGGGATCTCGATGTAGGCGGTGTTGAACTGCCGATAGCCGTTGGGCTTGAGGACACCGAAAATGTCCCGGATGATCTGCTCCTGCCAGTCGATAAGCTCAAAGGGCTTTCTCGCCCAGGTGCCCTTGGTATGGCAGAGGCTCTCGATGAACATCACGGCATAATCCGCTGCGTCCACATCGTAGCGGGAGGTTTTCTCCATGAACCTTGTCGGCTTGTAGTTTTTCAGCTTTCGCAATTTCTCACCCCCTCCGGCAGAGCAATAAAAATAGCCGCCACCGAAATCGGTGCGACCTTCCGTACAACGAGCAGCAGCCCCTTTCGGAGCCGTTGCTTTGAAATTTCGGTTTTTTACCAGTTCTCGCTGTGGAGCAGAAGCTCCAGCGCAAGCTGCGTGTTCTCATCGGTGGGCTCAATGTCCCAGCCTCTGTCGTAGTTGCAGACGATTTTGCCGTCCCGCTTGAGCATCAGCTTGGAAATGCGTCCGCCCTCGATGCCCCACTCGGAGCCTTTGTCGTACTGCTTCATCCAGTAGTGAAAAACCTCGCCGTTTACCTTGATGCTGCTTTCTTTCCACATAACCGTGTACCTCCGTTTGTTTTGTTGTGAGTGTATATTACCGTCATGTTCGGGATATATCCAGTCATTTCGGAGGCATATAGTACACAATCATTCGGAGTAAAAACTGTGTTTTTTACAGCGTTATTCCGGCTGGTGGCAGCGGTGAATGGAGGCGATGATCTGCTCCTGCTCATCCGGTTTTACGCCGATGGAATCGAGTGCCTCCCGTGTGCCACAATCCGGGCAGATGAGTGTTTCGTTGTCGATCCTTGAAAGAGCCGGATGATCCCGGTAGGCTTGCCCGCACCTGGGACAGACCGATATTCGGATGATTTTATTTTCCCTCATGATGTTCCTCCCCACATTTGAGATAAGCGTCTATCAGCACCACCCGGTCAAAGCCGAAATCGTCGTAGCCCTGGATGCAGGTCTGCATATAAGGAACGGACGGAATGCCGATGGGCCTGTCCTCATGCATGATGTACACGAATACCCGGCGCTTACGGATTTTGCCCGTGCGGATACCCTTGATTGGTAGGGTCAAATCCTTCTTGTAATAGAAGTTCGGGAAGCCCTCGTAACGATCCAGGGCTTTTTCGTCATCCGCAGTGACTTCCCATACGGCAACGGGAACCGTGCCGCCAGGCTTCTTTTCCACCGTGAGGTAGGAACCCGTCTTGCTGCCCTTGAAAAGCAGCTCGTAGTCTTTAAGGACAGATGTTCCGATGATCCGTGCCGACGGGCAGCGCATCCGCATCTGGCGGACATTGAGGTTGCTGCCGTAAGCGATGTAATAGCGTTTTTCCATAAAAAATACTCCTTTCCGAAGTTGCTTCTACCACCGAAAGCCCGCCATCAGCGGGTTCGGGGGCCTCTGGGCTGCGTCCTTCAAGCGGCTGCTCTGCCGCTGCGGAAGGCTGCATCCCCATCCAGGCGCTTCGTGAGGAGTTCTCTTGCGGTCTTGAACTCGTCGCCAATAAAGCCGAGGCGAAGGAGCCAAGTGCGCATTGCGTATTTAGGATTCTCGTTTTGCTGGGGCTTGGGGCTTGCGGTTCTGACCGTCTTTGCCATCTGGCTCAGGGCGAGGCACAGCTGAATGTAGCTCTTAAGCTGTCCGGCGTGGAGCCCGTTCTGCTTACCGTCCGCAGGGGCATCGAACTGGAAGAGCCGGAACTCGACCGTTCCCTTGGTGAAGGTGGCGTGGAGGTTCAGCATATGGTAGCGGCTGTCGTTGTAGTGCTGGCTTCTGCCGTAGTCGGCGTTCTGGCTGCCGTACCAAATATCAGCCAAGGCTGCCATGGTGGTGGGTTTTCTGTTGTTCAGCCGTTCCAGGAATCTGGGGTCGACCGTGCGGCAGTAGCGGCTGATGCGGCCTCTGTCGAGGTTCAGTGCGCTTGCCAGGAGGTCTTCGTGGCTTGCCATGATGTTTGCGAGATTTCGCAGTGTTTGGGGCGTGTGCCCCTTGGCACCGATGTGGATGTGAACACCGCAGCCTCTTGTGGCATCGCTTTTGGCTCCTGCCTTGCGCAGGCAGCGAATCAGCTCCTGCAAGGTCTCCATGTCAGCGTAGGTGAGGATCGGCGTGACCATCTCGCATTTTTCGCTGTCCGGGCCCGCGATGCTGACGTCCTTCTGGAATTTCCACTCGCGTCCGCTCTCATCCCAAGCCGACCAAGTGCAGTAGCCGTTGCGGCAAGCGGTGTTCTCGTACCGCCCGGTACCAAAGAATGTGGCTGCCAGCCTTGCGGCCTTCTCTCTGGTGATGCTGTTCATTTCGACCTCGACCCCGATGGTCTGCTTCTTCATTTCGGCTACCTGGTTTTCTGTTCTCTGGCTCATGTTTGTGACCTCCGTTTTGGTTTGTTTTCCCTTTCGGTAGTCACATATTACCTCTGAAAGCACACTATATCCAGTTATATCTGAGCTATAAACTACACGATCTTGTGGTTCGGAAACTGTGTATATTACAGCAGTTTACGGCAAATATCCTCCCCGTAAGCCACGCTCAGACCGCAGCCGTTATCCCAGGTAACCATGATGCTGCCGATGTCATCCACACCTCGCACGGTGCCTTTCGTGCCGACAGGCGGTGCCTGTGGGTCATCCATCTGAACAAGCTCCACACGTGTGCCGACCGGGTATTCCTTACGGATACGCTCGACCGTCTCTTTACTCGGAAATCTCATGCTGCGCACCTCCGTTTCTGAAAGCCGAAGAGCCGGAGAGGTTCTTCAGCAGGATTTTTCGAGCGGTCTTGTATTCCGCACCGATAAAGCCGAGCCGCAGGAGAAAGCAGCGGAATGCATATTTCTCATTGTCGGTCGGCTTTTCCGTTGCGTTAATCCGTTTCTGATTCCGTGCCATCTCGCACAGCTTGCAAATAAAGGTGTCATAGGCTTTCATCTCGTCCGGGGTTGGAGTCGCCGGGAACCAAGGGAAGGATACCTTCGTGTCCGTGATTTCCAGTGGCAGGTCAGGGACTCCGAGAGCTTTCTTGATAAGACCACCCTTGGCGGCAATGAGTGCCTTGAGGTTTTCCAGATTGCTGTCGGTGAACAGACTCTTCGGCATGGAAATGCAGACGGCGCAAGGCTCGTCCTCGGCATCGGTGTGGCTCTGGTCGATGTCAAAGCCCTCATCGTAGATGTGTTCCAGCAATCTTTCAATGACTTCACTGTCGGCACGGTCGTCAAAGGAAAGACTGCCGTTTCGGTCAATGGTGAAGTAATCCACCTCATAGTTGAATGTGGGTGCGCCACAGTACTTTGCGGGAACGCCGAGCCAGACGGAGATGGTCTGCACCAGCCGCTTGCGCTCTGCGCCCTGTGCATGGATTGTAATCGTCATGTTCGTGACCTCCTTGTTTTATGGTAGTCACATATTACCGTCAGGTTGGGCACTTATCCAGCTATATCTGCACATTTCCGGTGTAGATTATATCGGCGCATTATCGCAGCCGGACTGTGCATACCACACAATTCCGCAGAGCACGAACCATACGCACGGAAGCGCTACGCCGTTGCCCCACATCTTATATTCCGCACTGTCGGAATACGGGTCTTTCAACCATTTTGCAACCTGCTTGTCGGACTTCATTTTGCAGCCGGTCACTTCGGAGTAGGTCTTGAACACCTTATGCCAGAAGTACATTTCCTCATCGGTCGGTTTTTCCGTGCCAAGGTCGGCACACCAGTTGTCCGGGAAGCCCTGAAGCCGTGCGCACTCGGTGGGTGTCAAACGCCGGACGGTGTATCCGCTTTGGATAGCACCCGGACCTTTGGCTACCAATGTTGGCTGAAGCTCCTTTTCAAAGGTCGGAGCGAACTTGGCGTTCTGCCCCTGGTTGAAGGTGTCTCTGCCGATGCCGTAGCAAACGGCGGTGGGGTCTTTGTAATCCCGTGCCATGATGGTGGGAGATGTACCTTCCTCCACCTGCGTAAAGCTGCCGGTGGTCATGGCATATACGGCATGGCGGTCAACGGTATTGAGGGTGAAAGAAACATCTTCGTTGATGCCATCACCCTGGGGACCGTTCTTGTCCTCACGGCCGATCATGGAGCCTTGCAGTACAAAGGTCTGCTGCTTTGTTCCGGCATTGGCGCACACCACAGCGGAGCGGTCGCCCAGGTCACGAACTTCATCACGCTGATTTTGCGTGAAAGCAACAACGGCAATGCCGCCCTGATTGCAGGAGGGGTTACCGCCGTTGCCGTCCAGTGTCCGTGCGGTTTCCGCTTCGTAGATGCCGCTGTGGGGATTATCCGACTTCATGGCATTGGAGTCCTTGGAGGAGATCCCGAAAGGCTGAAGGACGCAGGTAAAATTGTCCTTGTCCGGCATCCGCTGATTTCCGCCTGCATTCTGTTTGGTGAGGGTTGGTGAAACCTGTCCGCCGTCCCAGCCACAAGGCTCGAACAGCGTCTGGTCGTTGTTGCAGGACAGGGTTGCGGATTTGTTTTCCTGAATGAGCGCGCCCTTGCCGCCACCATTGCAACCGGAGCGTATTTTCATGACAAGCGGTACATTGTTGCCGCCCGTACCCATGCGGGAGGTCAGCGTCTGCACATTGCCATCCTCGGAAAGTTTGACCCTGCTGTCGGTCGGATGGTTTTCCAGTGCGACAGCCGCAGGAACAACACCTGCTCGGAGCGTGGGTGAGCATTCCTTCTCATAGCCGATGGTGCGGCTTTTGGCGGAATGCTCGGTGCAGAAGCCTGCCGATTCCATGACGCAGGGCGGATGATGCGCTTCTGCTCGGAGCGTGGAGGTAACTTCCTCTGTGATGTCCATGCGGTTGCCGCCTTGGTCGTTCAGCACGATGCCGTTGCGACCGGTAGACATTCCGCAGTTCACACCGAGGGTGGCGGAAGTGTCATCTGTCAGACTGCCGTTGTATCCGTCATAGCCTGTCGCTCCAGCGCAAGGCGTAAAACTTCCGGCAGCTCTTTGCCACGAGCGGAAGCCCTCCGCAGAATACCCAGACAAGCCCTCTGACTCAAATAGTATTTTTCCGGAACCTCCGCCTGCAAGATCTGCGACAAGGTAGATGCGGCGTCTTCGCTGGGGAACTCCCCAGTATTGTGCGTCAAGAGTTCGGTACGCAACGCTCCATCCGTCTCCCATGTAAAGGTCGGCATAGGGCCATCGTGCTTTTTCAGGCATAGGCACCTCGGCGTTCGGCTCGGCGATACCGATGACCGCTTCGAGGACGGCTTTGAAGTCCTCGCCCTTGTTCGAGGAGAAGGCACCGGGGACGTTCTCCCATACGATGTATCTTGGATATCTGCCACCTGTGGCACACCTCATTTCTTTTATAATTCGGACGGCTTCGTAGAAAAGGCTGGAACGCTTTCCGTCCAAGCCGTCTCTTCGGCCTGCCACGCTCATGTCCTGGCACGGTGAGCCGAAGGTGATGATGTCCACGGGTTCGATCCTGCCGCCGTCCATAGCGGAGATGTTTCCGTAGTGCTTTATAAAAGGCAGACGCTTGGTGGTCACTCGAATGGGAAACGGCTCAATTTCCGATGCCCACACAGGAGTGATACCCGCAAGCAGCCCACCCAAGGGAAAACCCCCGGAGCCGTCAAACAGGCTTCCGAGGGTCAAAGGCTTTTCAGTTTTCATCTGGATGCCTCCAATCGTTCTCTCAGCGCAGTGTAGAACGCTCTGCTTCGGATAGACTTTCCGGCAGCCGTCCACTCGCGCTCCAGCAAAAAACGAACCTCCAAATCCTCCACGCTGTAGTCGGCACGGAAGTTTCGCCAGGTTCGTTTATCCCATGTTTTCAGTTGCTCCCAAAGCCCTGGAAAGTGCTGATGCAGCTCCCGCAGCTCCGTCAACGATTGCAGCGGACAGCACCAGCAGGACACGCGCTTGAAATGCTCATACAGGCCATCCCAATCATATCCACGCTCATAGCAGTACCGCAGGCAGTCGCGCTCCGTCCAGCCCCAATCCACCAAGGGGTGTCGGTGGTTGGGATTCTGATTGTTCGCTCGTTCCAGACGATATTGCTCATCGGCGGCAATGCCGACATATTCAATGACCTCATACTGCTTCCGCAGTCCCCTCAGAAAACGCTCTCGCGGCATCGCCTTGAGCCGTGTGGTACACCACCGCTGCCGAGGGCCAGGCCATCCGTAGCCATTCAATTGCGCTCCGTATTGCCGGACGACAGGCGAATCTGCACTACGCCGTACCGGAACATCAAACATGAGTTCCTCATAGGTATGCTCGGCTCTGACGTTGGTAATTTTCCGACCGATGTCCTTTTCAACCTTTGCGATATGATCATACATAGCAGGAAATTCAAGCCCTGTATCACAGAAAAGAATGCAGTCAATTTTCATGTCGCGCTCCAGCATCCCAAGAAGCATGGCGGTTGAGTCCTTGCCGCCGGAAAAGGAAACAAGGTGATATTGCTCTTTCATGCTCACACCTCCGCTGCGGTATTTGCCACCTCAGTGAAGGGCAGTACTTTCCCATCCCGCAGAACGCTGACCTTTTCATCCGAGCCGACCTGCTCGATGTACCGTTTTACGATGACGTCGCAGAACTTCTCGTCCAGCTCGATGGTATAGCAGATGCGGTCGGTTTGCTCGCAGGCTATGAGTGTGGAGCCGGACCCGCCGAAGGGGTCGAGCACCACGGAGTTTGCCATAGAGCTGTTCTGAATGGGATAGGCAAGCAGCGGAATCGGCTTCATGGTGGGATGGTCGCCGTTCTTCTTGGGCTTGTCGAACTCCCAGATGGTGGACTCTTTGCGCCCGGTGTACCACTGGTGCTTGCCTTTCTTTTTCCAGCCGTAGAGGCACGGCTCGTGCTGCCACTGGTACGGGGAGCGTCCCAGCACCAGCGACTGCTTCTTCCAGATACAGCAGCCGGAGAGGTAGAACCCTGCGGCATCAAACGCCTTTCGGAAGTTCAGCCCCTCGGTGTCGGCGTGGAACACATAGATGGAGGCATCGTCCGCCATGACCTTCTCCATATTGGAAAAGGCATCGAAGAGGAAGTCGAAAAACTTCTCCGATGCCATATTGTCATTCTTGATTTTTCCGGCGCTGCCCTCGTAATTTACATTGTAGGGCGGGTCGGTGATAACGAGGTTTGCCTTGCGGCTGTCCATGAGGGCGGTGTAGGTTTCCTCTTTTGTACTGTCGCCGCAGATGAGTCGGTGCCGTCCCAGCGTCCAGATGTCGCCGGACTTCGTGAAGGTCGGCTTTTGCAGCTCGGCATCCACATCAAAATCATCCTCTTCAGCTTCAATGCCGTCATCAAACAGCTTCGACAGCTCCTTTTCGTCAAAGCCGGTGAGGAGCGGGTCAAAGTCTGCCGCCTGTAAGGACTCAATCTCCACACGCAGAAGCTCTTCGTCCCATCCGGCATCCATCGCCATGCGGTTGTCGGCAATGATGTAGGCTTTCTTCTGGGCTTCGGTAAGGTGGTCGGCAAAGACACACGGCACCTCAGCGATGCCTTCCTCCTTGGCGGCAAGAATACGACCGTGGCCGGCAATAACGCCATAGTCACGGTCGATGATAACGGGATTGATGAAGCCGAACTCACGCAGCGAAGAGCGTAGTTTGTTGATCTGCTCCGGGCTATGGGTTCGGGCATTGTTCACATAGGGAACGAGTTTCACAATGGGGACGAGTTTCATTTCGGTCGTTGTTTTCATCAGACCAGCCCCCATTCCGCAAACTTCTCAAAGCCGCCGACCGAGCGGATATAGTTTCGAGCAATCTCCACGATTTTCTCATACGGTCTGCCGTCCACGGTATCGTCCCCGATGGCGCAGCAGAGCGTCACGGGCTTGCCGGTTTCCTGGGCTTTGAGGAAAGCGTAGATATTCACGGACACATCCGCCTTGGACAGATCCTTGCCGTGCAGACCGCCGCCGGTCACCGAGTCAGCCATATCCGAACCAAGCTTGCGGTTGGTAGCGCCGGTGTCCACATCGGTGCCACCCGTCCAGTCGCCGAGCGGGTTGATTTCCGCATCGGGATACAGCTCTCGGAGCGCATCCGAAGGTGCATTGCTCTGGCAGAGGATGAACCGGTCACCGTCCAGGATGTACTTGCCGTCAAAGGGATACACGGAGAAAATGTTCCGTGCGATCTGCGACAGCATTTTCTGCTCCTTGGTCACGGGCATTCCCTTGAAGATGCCGTTATCGCCGCAGCGGACGCCGTCTGCCTGGTTATCGGCAAGGTGACCGTCCTGCGGCACTTCCACATAGTCTACAGTGAGATTTCCGGCAATGCGGTGAACGGCAGCGGTGATTTCCTCTATCGGAATACTCACCGAAGCCTCCGCAATGATGTGGCACACACCGTGACCAATGAGGACTTCAACAGCGATGCGGGGATTTTCTGCTTTCTTGTATGCCAGGTCAACGAGCGCACCGGCAATTCTGTCTGCCACCTTATCCGGGTGGCACGGATTTACTTTTTCAAACATGGTGTTACCCCTTTCTCGCACGGAGCAGGCGTTCCATAAGGTCATCCTGCGGCGTAGACTCGCCGTATTCCGTGCTGCAGTTTTCTTTCACGATCTGGAATATCTCATTCCAGAGCCGAACCGCCTGGTTCATGTAGTTGATGCCGATATTGATAAACGGGGACGGGATTGGCTTTCCCGTGGTGGGGTGCTTGGAGAGGAAACCCATGCGGTTGGTCATTTCCTCGCACTGCACCCAGCGGGCGGAACACATGGCATAGCGCTCCAAGAGCTGCGGCGACACCTTTGCGGCACAGCCGATGCCTTTGAGCCACTGCCAGGTTTCCGTGTAGATCTCCTGCGCCTGCAGGACGCTGCCGTCCCGCTGCTCGGCAGAAAGAAAATCATGGGGCTTCGGCATAGCAACACCCTCGACTTCGGGAATATCCAGCACTTCAAGTTTTCTGCCGCCGGGATTACCGTTTTCGGCTTTGTCCTTGACTGCGGATTTCTTCCTTCCCGCACCGGGTCTTGCGCCGCCGCGCCCGCCTGTGTTATTCGATTTTGTGGGCATCCGAGTTCACCTCCCTTAATTACCCTTTTGATTTCGCCTTTTTCGCGCACGTGACCCCGGGCCGTTGCCCGACCGAAAAGGTCCCGGAGATTTTCATCCCCCTACCGGTCGCCGAGGTCGTGGTGGATCTTGGTGTGGCAGGACTGACAGAGGCTCATCAGGTTGTCCCTTGCGTGAGTGCCGCCTTTGGAAACGGGCAGGATGTGGTGAACTTCCTGTACCGGTGTCAGCCGACCTTCCTTGAGGCACATCTCACAGAGGGGATGCTCCGCCGCATAGCGGTCACGGATGCGTTTCCATGCTCTGCCGTACTTGCGGTTAACATCGGAGCTGCGCTCGTATTTGTCGTACTTGCGGCGTTCCTCCACACGGTGCTGTTCACAAAACTGTCCTTCACAAAGATTGGGGCAGCCGGGATGAGAGCAGGGTCGCAACGGTTTCTTCGGCATCGTTTCACCTCCTTGGGCATAAGAAAAGCCCCACGGGATTGCTCCCATGAGGCTGTCCTCGATTCTTTTTCGCTGATTATATCATATCATAATGTCGAGGTGGGCATCTACCGATAAAGGCGGGTATTTCCGGCGTCTTTCAGATCCGAATCGGGTCATCGGGTACAACTACCGCCGAAAGCGCCGCCTTGTGCCATCTGCGGATGGTGCTTTCGTCTGCGTTCAGTTCTCCGCCAATCTGCTCCCAGGTCATGTTGTGGATGTAGCGGTAGCGGAGAACCATGCGCTCGTTGACATTGGCAACGGTGTCCACAGTCGTGCGGATCTGCCGTTTCAAGTCAACGAGGGTGTCAATCTCACTGTTGACCACTTTTTCAAGGTCCATGATCTTTTCCAGGCACCGCACGAAGGGAGCCTCCGTGTTGCGAGAGGTCTGCACTTTTTCCTCCCAGGACGGCGAGGAGATACCGCAGGCCATTTCCCGCAGGCGGGTGATCTCCGCAATGTTGGAATCGATACGCTGGTCGAGGCGGTATGCCTGACTGAGATATTCCTTTGCCGTCATACGCCGTACACCTCCCGGTGTAGTTTTTCGATCAGCACCTCACCGTCCAGAGAAGTTAGCGTCTGAAACCAGCCGGAGCGGAAGAACCGCTCACAATCCTTTCTGACGGATTCGGCATCTTTGTCCCAGGGGTATTTCTTCAAACGGCGCAGCGCACGGCGATGGTCTTTCGCTGCCGCCAGAATAATAGCGTTTGCGAGGTTCGTATAACAGGTTTCCATTCTCATCCCTCCAAGTTGGCCTTGACCGCATCGATGAGTGCGGTCTGGGTCTTTTCTTTTTTACGGAGCGCAGTCATGATGCGCTCGTCGATGGTGTCTTTGGCAATAATGTGGTGAATGACCACGGTATCGGCGGTCTGTCCCTGTCGCCACAGTCGGGCGTTGGTCTGCTGGTAAAGCTCCAGCGACCAGGTCAGCCCAAACCAGATGAGGGTCGAGCCGCCTGCCTGCAGGTTCAGCCCATGACCGGCAGAAGCCGGGTGGATGAGTGCCACGGGCAGCTCACCGCTGTTCCATCTGCGGATGCTGTCGGAATCGTCCAGCAGACTGAACGGGATGTGTCGTTTGTGGAGCCGCTCGGAGATGCGCTCCAGGTCGTGCTTGAACCAGTACGCCACAAGGACGGGTTTCCCATTTGCGGCTTCGATGAGATCCTCCAGCATATCCAGCTTGCGGTCGTGTATCTGAAACACACGCTTGTCCTCTCCGTAGACTGCTCCGTTTGCCATCTGGGAGAGCTTATTCGCAAGTGCTGCGGCGTTCCCGGCATCGATTTCTTCGCCTTTCAGCGAGATAACCAGGTCTTGTTTCATGGCATCGTAGGCTTTGCGCTCTGTTTCGGATAGCGTCACAATGGCGTCATTATGAACGCACTCCGGCATATCCAAATGGTCGACGGCTTTCATGGAGATGGTGATGTCGGAGATGGCATCGTAGATCTGTTCCTCCGCACCGGGCAGCGGCTTGTAGCTGAACACCACCTGTCCGTTGCGCTTGTCCGGACGGAAGAAGGTGTTGCGGTAATGGGTGATGAACCGACCGAGCCGCTTGCCCATATCGAGGATGCGAAACTCCGCCCACAGATCCATAAGACCGTTGCTGCTTGGCGTGCCGGTCAGGCCCACGATGCGCTTGATGCCGGGACGGACTTTCAGAAGAGTTCTGAACCGCTTTGCCTGATAGCTCTTGAAGGAGGACAGCTCATCAATGACCACCATGTCGTAGTCGAAAGGGATGCCGCTCTCCTCAATGAGCCACTGGACATTCTCCCGGTTGATGATGTACACGCTGACCCGCTGCCGGAGTGCCGCCTTGCGCTCTGCTTCTGTACCGACAGCCACCGAGTAGGTCAGCCCATGCAGATGATCCCACTTGTGGATTTCCGCAGGCCATGTATCTCTGGCGACACGCAGCGGAGCGATGACCAGCACCTTGCGAACCAGAAAACTGTCGAGGCAAAGGTCGAAGATGGCGGAAAGCGTGATGATGCTCTTACCAAGACCCATGTCGAGGAATACAGCGGAGATTGGATGCTCCAGGATGAAGTTCGTGGCATACGCCTGGTAGTCATGCGCCTTGTATTTCACTGAGTATCCCTCCAATCTGTTCGGGGCTATCGATGCAGTACACCGAAAAGCCGAGTGCTTCTAACTGCCTTTTTCGCCTTACTTGCAGAGGGCGGAGTGTTTTGCCCGGTGCTTTCAACTCAATGAAGGCGATTCTGCCGCCGGGCAGGAGTACCAGACGGTCCGGTACTCCATCAAGGCCGGGGCTTGTAAACTTCGGTGCAAGACCGCCTTTTGTGCGTACAGCCTGCACCAGCTTTGCTTCTATCATTTTCTCACGCATAATGACCTCCTGTGTTCTCAAAACCCGAAAAGTCCTTTACGTGCGCAAATGCGGGTATTGCGTGCTTGTTGCTCTTTATTCCTTCTTCTTTCGATATATAAGAAAGGTTAGGAACACAGGAACAAGACCGCCTGTTTTCTTTGGTACTTATGGGGCCGCCGCCGTTCCCATGAGGTGTTCCCATAAATGTGCCGAGCGGGTATGCTTCTCCCCGGAACCTGTTCCGAAGGATGTCGGGTACAGTCATTTTCATTAGGAACACTCCTTGGGAACAAAGACATACTGCGGACCGTAAAGCGGGATACGCACCTTGCTGTCCAGCCGCTTCCAGCCGAGACGGGCAAGGATGGCGGTCAGCTCATTGCTGTCCGTTCTGCGAATATTGGCACGCTCCTTGCCGAAGCACTCGCACCAGATCTCCATGTTGGACACCTGGGTGCGCTTGACCGTACCATGCTTTTGGGTATCGCCGAAGTCGCTGCCTGTGAGGAAGTTGCGGCGCTCGAAGATGTCCATGCCGTCCCAATCCTCCGGGAGCAGCGTGTCGAGATACAGCCGGACAAGCCCTTCACGCTCGTCGGACTCCATCGCCTCCCGCTGTTCAGCCTTGGACAGTGCTTCTAACTCGGCACTCAGATAGAGCTTCTCGCCCTGCTTCACATACACCAGCGTTTCCGCCCAGATCTGGCAGATCAGCTCCGGGGTCAGATCCCAGGAGTGCTTGATGCCCGTACCAGGCGTCTTGACCGGCCAGAAGCGGCGGTTCCCGGTGGTGTCCCGCAGATAGCCGGACTCGGCGTTGGTGGTGCCGAAGAACACGCACTGGCGCAGATGCGGCGTCGCCCGTTTGCCGAATGCCGCACGGTAAATGTCGTTCTGACGGGAGAGGAAGGAACGCAGCGTCTCCACCTCGGCTTTTTTCAGCCCCGCCAGTTCGCCGATCTCCAAGATCCAGTACCCCTGCAATTTCTCTGCAGCGGTCTTATCCTTGGTGTCGCCCAGATTCAGGCTGTCGGAGAACCACTCTCCGGCCAGCTTGGCGATAAGGGTGCTTTTACCGACACCCTGGGGACCGTTCAGCACCAGCATGGAGTCAAACTTGCAGCCGGGATACAGCACCCGCTTGATGGCGGCGCAGAGGGTCTTCCGGGTGACGGCACGGACATATTCGTTGTCATCGGCACCGAGGTAGTCGATGAGCAGCGTATCCACACGGGGAACCTTGTCCCACTCCGGCAGATTTTCAATGAACTCCCGAATGGGATGGTAGGAGCGGTCGTCCGTGACCTTCGCCACGGCAATGTCATAGTTTCGAGCGGAGAAGGTACCGTAGTGGGAATCCACATAGCTGATAAGCTGGGCATCATCCGCATCTCGCCAGAATTTAGAGGGATGCCGCCAAGGCACATCGCCCTTGATCTCCATGCCGTCCAGAAGCTGATTGAACACCAGCGGTTTCAGAAGCGGGTCGTTCGTGAGGATTACGGTGAGGTTCTGCAGCGTGTTTTTTACCTTGCCGGCCTTGTCCAGCTCCAAGGCTTTCTGCCAGTCCTCGTCGGAGAATTCTTCGCTTGCCTGGGCTTTGCGCTCCTCGGCAAAGACCGCTTTGACTTTCTCGTCCTTGAGGGCAAAATCCGACATTGCTTGGAAGGACGGCAGCTTGCTGGGGGCGGTATCCGGGGCGCACTTATCGTCCAGGTCACGGAAACGGTGCAGGCGCACCAGGTCAAAAGCATTCAGCAGCCGACCGCAGACCGGGTCGGTGGCATGGTGGCTGTATGCGAACTTGCCATCGTAGACGATGACACCGGCAGACGAATCGGCGGGGATATAGTCGTAACGACCGTTCATCGCAGACGGCGCATACACTTCCGAGAGAAAGGCATCGATGGCTTCCTCCACGGTATAGGCTCGGCAGAAAG